CTGCGCCCACGGCACTGATGATTTTGGTGTTTGAGGGTCAGTGGTTGTTAGAAAACGGCTGAATACCGCATTACCGTAAGTAATCCACAGCTGCGCAATTCGATGCCCGGTGTAGGAACTCTGAAACCCACAGCCATACGAAGGAGCCCACAGAGTATTGCCATCAGCATCACTGATGAAGGATGAACTGGCATCTGTGGGCTTATTTTGGAGAACAGCACCAACCCCAAAAGCTCCCACCTGCATAACATTCCCTGCCGCAGTTCCGACATCCTTTGTCGCACTACTTCCTAAACCGAGGTTTGTGCGAACGTCTGCTGCGTTCGTTGCCCCGGTCCCGCCCTGCGCAATAGAAAGCGCAGTAGTGAGTCCTTTCAGCTCCGTGATATCGCTGTTTGCCCCCTTTCTGGCAAGTGCACCAATGCCCGGAATATTCACGGAAGCTCCGTTGATGGTAACGGTGATAGTTTGGTTTGCTGAGGTGGTGGCGAACGTCTCCCATGCGCCGATATTCTCGTCATACTCTTTGATGAGCTGAGACATGGCCTGCGCCAGGCCGTCGACTGAGATATTGTCTGACACAAGGATTCCATACTTCTGGCCGCTCAGCGCCGGGGAAGCAACTGGCGTAACCGTCAAAGACGTGGCGCTGTTCACGGATGAAATCTGGAACAGCTGCACCGGGTTAGACATCACGATAATTGTCTGCCCAGCGCGAACCTGGCTGGCGGGAGCTGTCCAGTTTGTGCCGGAGCCGGTTGCGGTATTTCCGTTAATAGAGATAGTTCCTGTGCTATAAATCATAACAACTCCTAAATTTAGACAACATGAAGCCCGGAGAGGTATATAACCCTCACCAGAAATAATTTCTGAATTGGTTTTTAATACATGTTGGGCAACGCCAGTGTTGGCATAGCTATAGTTGTATCAAATGCCATTGACCACCCACCCAAATAATAATTGCCGACTACTTTATTCCTTTCTGCTCTGACATTCCCACCTGTCATTACAATTCCTTTATACCTAATATTTCCGTAACCACCAACGTGTCGACAGTTAGCCCCGGTATAAACAATCTGGCAAAATTCATCACCAATATTCAGGTTCGCATTGGCGATATTTATTGTCCCATCAAAAATGAATGGCTTCGTGCAAGTAAGAAGACGTTTGCGTTGACGATTGGTTTATTCAATCCATCAACCAAAATACCATGTAAACGAATTGCCATAACATTTCCCACTTTATTTTACTTACTCAACACAACAAGTATATTAAAATTGAACCTTGTCAACAACACAAAGGAGTCCCAATGAAACTCGCTCTAATTATGCTGCCATTATGTCTGTCCCTCACTGCATGTGGTAATGGTTTAAATACCGGTAAACCAAATTCCGGTGTCATTCCAAAACCTTTGGATCGAGATGGTAACGGTTCTTTAATTTATGATACCGAAAACCTTCCAATGACGGGGCAGTGGTGTCACGAGATTGATCACGAATACCGACGAATCGGTAGCCCTTCTAACTGTGTTATTGACTACTAAATATTAACCCCTCAAAAGAGGGGTTAATATTTTAACCTGTGAATGAACCAGATCCGTGTGATACTATGACAGTAGGCGAATAAATGGACGCGCCCCTGTTATTTTGAGCGGACACTTTAATACGCACTGTTACGTTTGGACCTGTTACAACCGCAGAATGCATGATAAGTCTCTCCATGTCTTGTACGGATGAACCACTCTCATTGCCGTTAATATTGATTAGTCCTGCACCATTACCTTTAACGTTTGCTATAACACAGACGTGTCTTGCGTGCCCAGAACTGGATGAATCCGTATAAGTTATTACCTTTTCTAAAAGGCCGTCACTAGACCGACTAACGTCAGTTCCGGTGTGCATATTTGCAATGTCCCCGATAAAACTTTGGGCTTCCACAGTCCCTTTGAATTTACCGCTTGTTGCTTGTATCTCACCAGTAAATCTACCGCCACTAGCATATACTACACCTCTGACGGTCACATTGTTGAATTCAGCATCTCCAGCTTTATTCAACTTCCAACCAGCAGAACCAGCTGCATAGTTGTTGGACTGGATATAGTTACCGATTTTTGCGTTCTCAATGGTGCCGTCCTGGATGAAGCTGGCCCGGATGAATGTCTGTCCATTCTGGATCACAAACGGCAAAGCCACGCTATTTCCGGCTGCCGTGGTGACGGCGAAGCGATCAGCCAGGAAGATAACCTGCGACTGCATGCCGGATGGCGTATTCTCCACGCCGATACCCATCCCCGCGGCGTAATACTGCCCGTTGCTGGAGACACCAACTTTGATGTTGTACATCGCGCTGAGGTCGCCGTTTACGTTCGCTATAGCCTGAGCGTTGGTTGTGATGGCTGAGGTATGCCCGTTCACCGTCGCCGTGATGCTGTTTACCTGCGTGGCCATAGCCTGCTGGTAATCGGAGAACGTCTGGTTCAGGCTGTTGATGGATGCCTTGTTGCCGTTAACGTCCGTCTGCAGGCTCAGCAGCGAGCGCGCCGTTGCCTCCCTGTCGTTGACAATCACCTCATCAATACGGTCCAGATTCGCGCTGTTGCCGGCGACCGATGCAGAAAGGGTTTTACGCGTGGCCACCTGAGCGAGGTTGGCCTGGATTATCGCAATTGCAGAGTTCTTCACCCCGCCCGTCATGCCGTCCATAGAAACGCTGATGTTGTCGATTCGCTGGCCCAGGGCGGTATCAGCCGTCGCAACGGTCTGCTCAAGCTGACTGAGTGAAGACGAAACATTCCCGACCGTGCTGGAAAGCTCATTAACGCTGGTCTGAACCTTCCCTACGTCCTGGGCATTTTTGGCGATATCTTTCGCTTGCTGCTCCAGTTCGTCGTTAGCCTGTTTGATATCGTTAGCCATGCCAGCAATTTTTTCATTGCTGTCCACAGCGTTCTCGATCAGGTCTTTGAACGTATCGGAGCCTTTCATGTCCTCCAGGATCACATCTGTGATGTCGGAAACATCGATGCTGGCCTGTCCTCGCACCCATTCTGTGTACCCTGATTCGTTGCCGCTGCGGTCCACCAGCTGAGCGCGGTACCAGAAAATCTGCCCAGCCTTGAGGCCCATCTGCTGATATTTGCGCTGCGGATAAGGCACATCGGCCAGCAGCATCGCATCGTCCTCGGTTCCGGTCAGGCTGTACTGAATTTCCGTCTTCAGCGTGTCGTCGGTATTCGCCGGGAATCCCCAGTTCAGCTCGATGCCGAAAACCACATTTTCAGAAGCGATGAAGCCAACCGGCTTCGGTGGATTGCCCACTTTACCCGTCAGCGTTTTCTCTTCTGAATAGCCCCATCCGGATGAAATTTCAGCGGCGTTGATGGCACGCACGCGCACCAGGTATCGTCCCGCATAAATGCCCGGAACATCGAACGATGTGGTGGAGCTGCGCGGCACGTTAACCCAGTTCCCGTCGTTGCGGCGCCATTGTGCTTCATAGGCGATAGCGTTCTGCGCCTGGTACCAGCTCACGCGCATTGTTTCGACGCTGATATTTTGCTGAACCACGGAAAACGAGCTGATCACGATATTCGCAGGCGGCGACTGGTTGCCCGGCGGGATCACGCTCACCGGCCGTTGGTCAATGATGGCTCCGGTATCGATACGGGCATATTTATCCGGGTCGTGCCATGCGCCGGTAATCGAGAAAGTGCCATCATTGTTATCGGAAACGCTGACAACTCGATACTGCTGCGCGTAGAGCTCGTCAGATTCAACCACCCAAACAGCTTCGGCCTGTGGCGTCTCACTGTATGCCGTGGTGACTGTGACTGATTCCCCGTTCACGGCCTGAATGGTCCTGCTCTGCGACGCTCCGGAGGGAAGGTTGAGAATAAGGCGATCACCTGGTGCTGCATCAGCTACGCGGTCAAGTTTGATAACGCGACCGTTAACGGCGCTGATGCGGCCGCCCATAACCTTTCCGGAAAGCAGCTCGTCTGCCACGGCGATGATGTAGCCAGGCTGCGGAATGTTTCCGTCCAGCCCGACATCAAACGAAACAACGCGATCCTTGTTGTTGGTGAGAATGCCCCAGCGCCCCTTTCGGTTCGCTTCTGACTGCCTGGTGCAGCCGATGGCTGTCATTTCCAGCTGATTGAAGCCGTATCGCGCTACCAGCGCCTGCTCAAATACCGGCTCCATCGCGTCGGCATAAGCGTTACCCGGGTCTGACCATGAAACCAGCGCTGTGGTGTAGCGGGTTTTCGTGGTGCTGCTTGAATAGGTGAAGCGACCGCCAACAACGTTGGCGCGCGTGTAGCTGTAATCAACATCTCGGGGCATATCGGCCAGAGCAACGATCTGATCGCCTCCCCAGTACGTCATGCCACGGAATATGGCCGCAAAATCACGCAGGACTGTATAAGCGTCGTTTCGGTCCTGGATGTACACGTTGCAGGTATAACGCGGTTCGGTACCGTTGCCCCCTTTGCCGTCTGGTACCATCTGATCACAATACTGGGCAACCTGATAAAGCGTCCATTTATCAATATTCGCAGCGGTCAAACGGTGCCCGAGGCCGAACCGGTCAGAAACAACCAGATCGTAAAAAATCCACGCAGGGTTATCCGTCCATGCCCACTTAAACGCACCGGTCCATGTACCGCTATAAGTGCGGGTTTCAGGGTCGTAGGTATCTGGAACGCGGATAACACGGCCGCGGGGCTCGCAGGAGATCTGCGGGATAGAGCCGTTAAACTGACTTGAATCGAATTCGATGTAGAGTAGCGCTGTGTTTGGATATCGTAACTTGGCGTCAATCACCTCGGTGAAGCTCTGCAGCGTCATCGTGTCGCCGATCTTCGCGCTGTTGGCATCAGAGGTAATCTTACGCAGACGTATTGTCCAGGTGCTGCCAGCTTGCGGTAAATCGATACGGTGGCTGCGCTCATAACCAGACGTCGTTTTGCCGGTCACGCTGGTATTGAGTACCGTCTGCCATGTGCCGCCGTCCGTCTGCAGGTCAATCGCATAATTGACCGAGTAACCCACCAGATCTCCGTCGTCTTCCTGTTTGAAAAGCGAGGGCCATTTCAGACGCAGACGAACTGCTGAAAGCTGCGTATTGGTAAACGTGCGCGTCCAGGCTGTAGCGCTTGATACCTCAGTTCCCACGCTGATTTCGTTTTCGGTACCGGGAATACCCTGAATATATTTTTGAGCCTGCGTCCCCGCGCGAAACTCCCACGTCACGCCGCTGAAGTTTTGGGAACCGTCGGCATTCTCCAGCGCCGTTCCGTCCAGGTAGATATCTTTGCCGGTTAGCTGCCCTGCGAACTCCCCTTCGCCAAGCGCAACGAGGATTTTTGCCTTCGCTACAGATTGCAGATCATCAGGCTGTTCGGTAGGAGTTCGTGAACTGGATTTGCCGCCTTTGCGCCCCTTTAATACTTTCTCTGTAGCCATATCGCGTCCATAAAAAAAGCCACCCGAAGGCGGCTACTGTTTAAATATCAGGCTGTTGGTAACAGGAATCCCTGGTTAATGTGTAAGCTCAGCCCGCCAGTGGTAGGCCTCTGGCGTTAACTGACCGAGGGATGGCTGAAGTACCCGGTTAAAATGGAGTAATAAGATGATCGAAGAAAAGTTCGTGGATTTTAGATTTACTCTTGACGAAAATATTCCTAGAGAAATCGCTTTAGAAATTGTGGCTCTAAGACAAGTTACAATGGTATTAACAGCAGCATTGCCAGTAGATACAAGGCAACAAGTTATTGAAATCCTATCAAAGACAAACTCACCACAAATTCAAGACATCGTCAAAAATATGAAGCTTATTGACGCCTAATGTCATTGAAGCATCGTACTCTACGGTCTCATGCGGGACCGTTTCATTAACTTCAGATGTTTCATTTTCAGTTTTTTCTACTCGTGACTCAAAAGACATACACATCTCCTTAACTTAGCTTACTGCTGATCTTCGACATATATCCCGGCAGAAATAATCGCTCCGCCGATTCGACGCTTACCATAAAGCAGAGGCACTGGGTAGCCTTGCGCTGCAGTGTTGGTTACCCCGCCAAACGCATACGATGCACGGTTATCTGCGCTTTGTTTGCTGGCCAGCCCTGTAGCCTGAGGGGATAACATCTGAACTACCCCCCCCAGCGTTATGGACGCACCAGCAGCAAACATCATATTGCTGGCAGCTATACTCAGACCTGGCATCCAGATCGATGCAATCACTAATACTGCGCCCAGGATAGTTTGAATCAAACCGGCTTTTTTACTCCCGATGATTACCGGAACAATGCGAATAACCTCGCCGGTAATCGGGAAGCCAAGGTCATCCACACCGATGTTTTTTTTACCCTTAAACACGGAGTATGTGAGCCCACGGCGTTGGCTGGAAATCATAAACTGCTCAAATCCAGGAATGGTTTTTGCGAGTGCAACGCCTGCTTCGCTTACGCGGGATATCAGACGGTAGTGAACTTTGCCAAACGTTTTTCCAAGAACACTGCCTAATTCAATTCGACTCATGACCTCTTGCATATAATCCCCCCACGTAAAAAAACCGCCGAAGCGGTTTAATTTGGTTGATTTATTTAGGTGTTTATTTATTAAAATGTTTCTTTTCAATGCTCATTGCTTGATTAAAGAAATTTGTAGCATTAATTACCGCCCTTTCACAATCCTTCTGCCCATAATGTCGATGGCATTGGAATTCAGCATTTATTGCCGTATCGCCGGACTGTTTAACCTTAGATGCCCGTCCTGCAAGTTGCCTTGTATCAATAGGTGGGAATGTTGTTATAAATGTATCGTTAGCTGATTCTACTCTCATTTTTGTTGCAAACTCCAAATGCTGAGGAACCTTCGACCAAAGATAACTACATTCAGCCTCTGATGAACATGTGACAGGCTTAGTATCTAATACCGGCATTGGCCTATTATCAGCACATCCAGCGGTGGCAAGTACCACAAGACCAGAGAACAATATTTTTTTCACAATTAAGCTTCCCTTTCATTGAAAATATCAGAGGAATACTAACATGAAGTTATGGAGTGAGTAATTAACAACTTAACCACTATAGAATTAACAAAATACTTTGTACCGAAGTACTTTCATTGTTCTTTCCTGCCAGTAGCCACCATATGGCACGCGCTGGCTAAGATGACCGTACAAATGATGCAGTAGCATATTGCCCTCAAGCAGGATCCCCGCGTGATTCCACTTATCGGCCTGGACCTGCATGATGATGAGGTCCCCTTCCTGAGGCGGGCCATCAAACTCCCTGAATCCGCACTCGTACCAGCACTCCTGATAGAAATTGTCCGGGTAGTCGTTTTCCCACCAGGGATAATCCACCCGGTAATCGTGGAGCTCGATACCGTGGGTCTGCCGGAAATAGCTCATTACCAGACCCCAGCAATCGAAGTGGCCAAGCACGAACGGACGCTCCAGCAATGGCAGCTCCCCGCGTGGCTGAATGGTACGTAAATCCCCCTCTGGCCAGCTCACAATATGCCAGGGCAGCAGCGTTGCATCACACTGTGCCTTATCCAGCTCGCTGGCCTGCGTCGTCGCATCAGGATGGCTGTGAACAATGGCCACCACCGTCCCCCAGTCTTCTGCCGCTGCGTAATCTTCGGGGGACAGGTGAAAATGTTCAGTCGGCTCTGCTGCGAGATTACGACAGGGAAAATAGCGCTCAACCCGGCTTTTCTGTGCCACCACGCCGCAGCACTCGCGCGGATATTCCGCTGCAGCGTGTGCCATGATGGCATCAATGGTTTTCTGGCGCATATCAACTCCTGATAAGAGATGTACCGGGGAAACCACCGAACGGCAGCTCGTTGCTGTATCCGTGCCGGAGCTTGCAGGCCGTCAGCGTGCCGTTGCATACATCCAGCGAGGGATCGTCAACCGGATTATTGTTTTTGTCGAAATAGCGCGTTCCGGCATAGTCGCAGCCGTCGCCGGTACGATATTTATTCCGGATGCACCAGGTACACAGGGAATGAAGCTGTCGCGTCGGGATCATTTGCCCCTGCAGGTCCATCGGGCTGGATAGTGTGAACTCAACAACTTCATTGGTTTCACTGCTCTTTGCATCGATGTAGAAAACCTTCAGCTTCTCCTGGGTCGGATCGGCTGTCGGATTGCCTCCGGTGAAGTTTCTCGCATCAAGATACTTACCAAGGGTGTCATGTATCGTCACCTTCGCCTGCAGCATATCGTCGTAAGCCAGGCAAAGCGCGGTGATCGAACTGTCGAGGTTAGCAACCGAAAGTTTTGGCTGGGCACTACTTCCCGAGGTTGAAGCTTCGATCCCATCAATCTGGCATGGCCACGCTTTATACTCCTCACCCTGCCACCAGATAGATTTTGCTGGCAGTTTATTTTCATCACCGCCAGCAGCCTCAATCTCTTCCGGGGTATGCGCGATGTTATGTGCGTGGAAGCGGAGTACATCTGACATACCGAACGCTGTGCCATCGACAGAAAAAAGCCGGACTTCATTGCCCGGCTCGAGTTTTTGATAATCAGCATTAAGACTCATGGTGCAAATGCCTGTTCAAACGTTGCGGTTACGGTTATCACTTTTACGTTTTTAACCACCTTTTTGAGCGTGTCAGCCTCGACACGCCACAGCGCGGTATCGCCGAAAGGCGGTGTGAAAATAAACGACTTCACTTTATGCCGCCGAAGGAAAGCGTGAATTTCATTCGCTGTAGTCGGATCCCCT